TAATAATCCTAATTTTCCTATTTTTTCATCTCTAATTAATATTCACTTTTTAAAAGATCAATTATGCTCATCTCTAAATCATATTTTCATACTCTGCCATTCTATTTTTTAGAATAACATAAGCTATTATTAATGCTACAGCTCCATCAATCCTTTGAGTTGGATTAGTCCCCTTTATTGGTTGAATATTTGCATTAATATCTGTTTTAACTTCTATATTAGTTAAACACCATTTATCAATGCTATTATTGTTATAAATAACTTTATGAGCTTTTAAGTCAGCTTTTAATTCTTTCATAGGAGATGATAGAGTATAAACCCCTTGTCTAACCTTTTCCATTGCATCTTTTCCGAATTCATTTTGATATGCTTGCAATAAACTATCATCTACATGCCAAGGATCATATCCTATCCAAGGTATATAGATGTCATATTTATCTCTCATTTCAATAAACCATTCTAACATATGAAACTTATTAACTTTATTTCCTGGGCAAACTCTTAATAATCCTTGTTTTTCCCATAACTTATATGGTACTTGGTCAACTTCTTTATTAGTTTCTTCTTGGTTTAATTTCTCTTCTGGAATAAAGTACATTGACATAACGTATATATTTTCATCATTAGGCCTCATACATAATAACTTAGCTGCAGATAAATCTGTTGTTTCTGCTAAATCGAATCCACCAATACCATATCTGAATCCCATTTCCTTTATATCAAATGTTGTTTCATTATTAAGTTCATCCCATCTTAACCACGCAGTTGATGAATTTTCAGTCATATTAAAATCCTTAACCATAACTGTAGCTTTAAATGCATCATCTGCCTTAGCCTTATTAACACAATCTCTTAAAAAATCAAATTTCTTTATAGTTCCTAGCCCTGGATTAGCTTTTATCCAACATTCCTCTTTGTCCCACTCGTCTCTATCATCAAGTTCATAAATAAAAGCCAAGAATTTATCATCCTTGACCTTCCCATCTAAAACTTTACATGCATATTCATACTGTGAATCAAATATAGAATTTCTAACAAATCCATTAGTAGTTATACAATTTAGTAAAGGCTGTCTTCTTGCTGACATTGACTGCTTCATTAAATCATATAAATCCCTATTTTTTATTGCTGCTAATTCATCTATAGTGACCATATGAGCATTTAATCCATCTAATCCATTAGTATTACTAGCTAATGCCTTAATTGAACCATAATTAAAATTTATATATAAATCAGATTTTCTTTTCTTGAAATGTTTTGATAAAGATTTTGACTGTTGAATCATCTTGTAACATTCCTGGAATCCTTTATACGCTTGCTCCAATTTTGTAGCAACGTTATATATTTCAGGAGAACCTTCTCCATCACCAATAGCCATAAAAAGTTCATCAGCTGCAAGTTCTGTAGTCTTACCATTTTTTCTGCCTCTAATATCTAAGACTTCATTGTATTGTCTTAAATATGTATCTTTATGAACAAATCCAAATACTGCTTGATGCTTAGCTTTCTGAAATAGCTCTAATTTTAAATTTGCTCCTAATTCACCTTGTGCTTGCTTAATAAAAGTTTCAATGAACTCTATTGGTAAGTTTGCTAACTCTTCATCAAATATATAAGGTTCATATTTTTCAGGATGATGTAATTTATCTACTAGCATAGAGTAAACTTGTTTTATTCTATGACATGCAACTATTTCACCACTCATAATTTTATTATAGTATTCTTCTATATAAGTCATTTCTTAACTTTTCTCCTGTTAAGAAATTCTTTTAACTCATCATTTTCTTCTTTTTGTTCTTCTTCTGGCATATAATCAATTAATTGTTTCATTACATTTGAATATCTTTGAATCATAGTTGAATAAATTTTTGTTTCAGGTCTTTCTCGATTTACAACTTGTGGTCCATTCTCATATAATTCAGTCATTCCATTTTTAAACAAATCTTCTCTTAATTCTTGAAGAGTTAATTTCATAAATGAAGCTTCAGTAACTAGTCCTTCAACAACTTTAACTTTATCTTTTTCTAAATCTTTATAAAGTTTTTTAATTCTATTTATTTCTTGTTTAATTTTCTTTTCTCTTTCTAATTGTTCGGATATACTCAAAAATATAACCCCCCTTTAGTTTTGAAAATTTCATGTGGAGGTAAAATTATGTCCCCCCTCCGACGGTCCCTCGTCAGCCCTCCCACATCTTTTATAGGGGGGGTTACTGTTCATATACTTCAAACCATTTATTGATTATGTACTTCTGCAACTGCTTATCGCTTCGGCTATCATCATTCATAGCATTATCTATACATGAAAGTATATCTGTATTAATGAATACTAACTCTGCCTTAAGCCTTTTGCTAAGTATTATCCTTTCATTTTTATAAGGTAATGAAGCTATTATCCATATGTTCTTGCAATCAACTTTATTAGCTTCTATCTCTCTGTAAATAGTTTCTCTAATTGCATTGGCAACACTTAATAAATTATCAGGTGCATTAGTCTTACCTTCCATACTTATAGCTTGTTTAATTAAGTCTAAGTCAACAACTAAATCACCATACTGTCTATGCTTATTAACATAAGTTGTTTTCCCTGCCCCTGGTGCTCCATAAACTATATACTTCTTAATTTCCTTTAACTCCCCATTTTCATCAAAGTATGTACCATTATTGGTAATCGGCTTTGACTTATTGAAATTTCTTTCTAAAGGATTAGTTTTCTTATGTTTCTCAAAGTGACAATCTCTACATAATAAAATTAAATTATCTTCTCCTAAAGCAATGTTAGGATCATTGATATTAATAGCATTTAAAAATTCCTTATGATGAACTTCTTCGCCAGGTCGTCCACACTCTTGACATATCCCATGATATTTTTTAAAAATATAATCTCTACATTTAATCCATTCTTTAGATTTATAAAATTTCTTAGCAAATTCTTTAGCCATTTTTACCTCTTTTTAAACGAATTTTATTATTTTTATATGTTTTATTGTTCGTATTTTCCTTAAATAATGTTTTATAATATATTAAATCAAACATTTATTTTTTAAAGTTCTTACTAATATATGCAATTATTTTTTTACCTTAAATCCCTTACATATAAAAAATGGAACATTTATATGCCAAAATATAAAGGATTAGAGTATCAAATTGTTTAATGAATTTAATGTTCTTCCATACAATTCAATATCTAATCCTAAATATCTTTTAGTATATTCTACTGTGCTATGACCTAATAATTCTTTTACATAAAATATATCTTTGCCATTTTCCATCCAAACTCTATAAGCAAATGTTTTTCTCAAACTATGTGCTGATAAATTTATATCTCTTAACTTTAAATCTTCAGCAACATCTTTTAATATGTCAGTTACTCCCTTTACTCCTAAATTTCTTCCTTTTTGGCTATAAAACATATATTCATAATCTTTTTTATTTTTTATATAATCTTTTAGTTCTTTCTTTAAATTTGAAACTATCGGTACTTTTCTAATTTTTTTAGTCTTACCTTCTTCTATCTGAAAATATCCATAAGATAAGGCTCTTTTAATATCTTTTACCCTTAAAGTTACTAAATCTCCTACTCTATATCCAGTAGTAATTCCAAGAATAAATAAAATATAATTTCTATGGCTATGAGTTTTATTTTGAGCTTTTATATATGCCTGTATATAATGAATATCATCTATTCTTTTTATAGGATCTGCAGGCATCTTTTTTCCCATATTATCTCACCTGCCTAATAGCTCCACCAGTAACTCTTTTGTATGAACTATTTTTCATTAACTCCTCATAATCTCTTTTAGTAAGCTCTTTTTTAGAGTGTCTTTTTTTATTAGCCTTTAACCTACTATAAGTATCTGGTTGAGTTTCTTTAATTATATCTATTACTTTTATTTTCACACTCTCACCTTCTTCTCCTCAAAAAAACAAAAGCACCTAAGAATTTCACTTAAGTGCTTTTGTTTAAAGGGGATTTTATTTAATTTTATATTTATAACATCTTACATTTATTGTAGTATAAGTTCTTTTTACTTTCCACTTTTTTGTCTTTATTTTGTTTTTATTTTGTCTTTATTTTTTCTTTTTTTACAAATATCCTAAAGAAATTGCAATTTTTCTTAATGAATCATTCTTAACCTTATAGAATTTTGCCTTACTAATGCACATATTAGATATTATTTGTTGATTAGTATAGGTATTTCTAAAATAACATTCCTCAACAATTTCTTTCTCTGTTATATCTAATAACTCTAAAGCTCTTGTAATTTTATCAACTTTCTTTTTATTATACTCTTCATCAATTACACAACTTTCAACAAAGCTTCCTTTCATTGTACTAGGATGCTTAACATCTTTAACAATTTCATGATTAGTAGGATAACCAAGTCCTCCAGCATCTACTGCAATTAATAGAAATGGGTATTCTCTTAAATCATTTTCTATTTTCTTTTTTATACTTATATTCATTTCATCACCCCATGTTTTTTACATTCTTTCTCAATATTTTTGAATTGTTCACTGGTACAAGTCATGGTGCAATGTGTAGTCTGCTTGTACCATTAGGTGCTACACTACCTATTTAATAACTTAAATATTCATAAACGTTTCTATAACTTCTATAGCTTCATTTTCACATGAATTTATATGATTAATTTTCCCTTTAATCTCTTCCATTTGTTTTAATAAATCTTCTCTTTCAGCACTTGCCCAGCAGTTAACATCTTCTACATTGCTGAATGCAAATTCTTCATCTACTGTTACTACTGATCCTTTTATGTTATATAAACCATATTCTCCTTGGACTTCTCTTTCTATAACTTTAGTAACTTCTTTAATAACTTTTAATTTACTATTCTTGTTCTTAACCGTTGTTTTCACCTTATTATTCTCTTCTGTATTAGTTTTTTCTTCTTGCTCTGCTATCTTCTTTAACTTTTCTTCTTCTGAAACTATAGCCTTGGTCCTTTTATAAGCATTAGTTAATATAGCTGTACTAAGAGTGTTAAACTCTTCTATTAGCATCTTTACACTAACTTTTTGATTATATCCATCTTTGATTAACTCCCTTACCCTCTTTTCAACCTCTGGTGCCATTTCTTCATTTATTTTCTTTATCGCCATATCGTAACTTCCTCCTAAACTTCCTTTTAAATTTTTCATTTTATGTGCATCATCTAGCATCAACTCTGTGCTTTTATCTATAATTCTTTTAACATCTTCCCACTCTAAGTTTTCAAGTTCTTCAAAAACTGCTGCACTAAAACATCTATCAATTGCTTTTAATAAGCTATCATTCTCTTTCCTTGCTTCAATTTTTACTAAGCTATCTATCAATGTTTGTTTAGCAGGAGGCAATGACCTAAACCATGCCATAGCCTCAACTTTCTTATTACTATCTTTCTTCTTTTCTTTTTCTCTAGCTCTTCTTTCTGCTCTATTCATAATTTCCCCCTAGAAAGGCATATCTCCATAATCTACTGGTATCATGTCTCCAAATCCTACATCTGAATTATCTTGTGCATTCCATGTTCCTTGGTTGTTTGAGTTATTATTTCCTATGAATTCAAACCCATCTAACACAACATCAGTAGTATATCTTTTTTCTCCTGAATTACTTTCATAGCTTCCTGTTCTTATACTTCCAGTAACTGCTACTTGTCTACCCTTAAGAACATACTGAGCTATAGTTTCTCCTATCTTTCCAAATGCTACACAATTAATAAAATCAGCTTCATCTTTTTTAAATGCTCTTTGTACTGCTAATGTAAATCTACATACTGCTGTACCAGTTCCAGGAGCATATCTTAATTCTGGACTTTTTGTTGTTCTCCCAATAAGAATTACTTTATTCATTTATTTTCACCTCTTACTAAATTACTTGCTTTCTTCATTGATTCACTTATACTGAATCCCTTTGAATAATAAATAACAAAACTTTTTTTCTATTGCTTTCATAACTAACCCTTCAGTCTATAATTATTTTCTTGTCCTTTAATTTCAACTATAAAATCTTTTGACATTTCATAAATTCTACTTGCAATTGCTTCATCAAAACTTAGCATTTCCTCAACTAAATATTCTGTGCTGCATATGATTGGCAATTTATTAATGTATCTATGATTAATTATTTCAAACATTATGTTAATATCAGTTTCATTTACCTTCCCTTTAAATAAATCATCTATTAAAAGTATTTCTGCCATTTGGTACTTACCAACTAAACATTTGTAATATTCTTTATCTAAAATATTTTGCTTTAAGGTAGTAATAACACTTCTATATGGCATGTACACTACTTTCTTATTATCTTTTTTAATAAAGTTATTAGCTAAAGCTATGCTTAAGTGTGTTTTCCCTGAACCTGGTTGTCCACAAAATAATATTGAATTATGCTTAGTCTTTTCTATTTCCTTAAATCTTAAATAATAATTGGTTGTTACACCTTTCATTTTCTTAGTTAACTCATTCCAAGGTTCATAACTTTTAAATGTCTTGTCCAAATCATCTGTTTTAAGACCTGAAGCTTCCCATTGCTCTCTAACTTTTATAATTTCATAACACTTGCATCTTTCTACTACTTTCCCATTACTATCAAGTATCCATGTAGTGTCCTTACACTTATCACAGTTATATAAGTTCTTCTGCTCTTCTTCTGTCTTCGTCACTAAGCTCCCCATACTCGCTTTCTGTTTTGACATTGAAGCTTTTCTTATTCTTTCCAGTACCCCATCTATTATTTGATTTCCCGTTACTATATTGTCCATTTATAGCTCCTCCCTTATTTAAATAATTTCCCTCTAATACCTTAGTGAAATTATTAGGTTTTATAAACCAATCAAATGTAATAATCCATGCTCTATCATTTTGCCCCTTTAGAAAATCTGAATTATTTATACTTTCTATTGCTTCAATTACTTTTTCTATTCCAAATTCATTAATTCTAGCTTTTAACATTTTATATCTATTAGTATTAGCTTTAATTGCTACTAGCTTAGATAAACTTAATTTATTCCAAGCTTCAATTACTGGTAGTAATTTATTACTACTTAATATATCTTTAGATATATTATCTATATCTTCTTCTATATCTATATCTTCTTCTTTTTCTTCTTCTAGGGAGTTAACATTAGCTTTACTGTTAACTTTACTGTTAACTTTACTATTGTCTTTTCCTACACTTAACATTTTTTGCTTTTCTCTATACTTTTTCATATAATCTTTCATGTACTCTTTTCTTTCTTCTAGCTGGTCTAAAGTCTGATGTTTACTCCAATTAGGAATAGTTATTGTGCTATTAACTGTTTCTATCATTCCATACATCTCGAAAGTTTTTAATGCTAATCTCACTGTGTTTACATCTCTTCTAAAGATAGTTGCTAGCATTTCATCTGTGTATGGTATTCTATCATTCAATAGAAAAACCCCACTATTATTATTTTTCCCAGCTAAACAAAGAATCTTAAACCAAATTACTATAATACTATCTGCACTTGGCAAACTCTCTATTAATAACATTTTTTCATCATCAAATATATCAGTAACTATTTTTATCCATTTAACTTTTCCCACTTGCTTTTTTAATCCTTTCTGTTATAATTAACTTGATTTATTTTATTTGGATGTACCTTCTTTGGTATATCCTTTGTTTTTTATAAATCAATTTATCTAATTCTTGACTAATAGCAATAGTTCTTTCATCACTTATTCCGTATTTATCAATTGCTTGATGAAGTTTTTCTCTTAATTCATTCATATCTCTATCCCCTAAAGTACATACTTCAATTGTTGATTTAATAATTCAATCTCATTAACTAAACAAATTGGAGCTTTATACTCAGTAACTATTTCATGTGCTGTTGGAAGTTGATATCTCTTTATAGCTTCATATCTGCTTACCCCAAACTCCCTTCTTAATTGTTGCTGGATATCTGAATATACCTTGCATCTAATTGAATTATTCTTATATGCTGGTGAACTTTTACCACCTAATATTTCTACACCTTTTCTTTTAACTGCAGCTTGAATTTCCTTACACTCAACATTAAATAATGGCATACCATCTTTAAGTTCTTTAACTTCAGTTGCTAATTGTTGTTGCTTATGATCCAATGCAAATATAGCTTGTACCTCTTTACTTAAATGTCCATAAGGATTTTTAATAGCTTGTTCCATTTTATTAAATGCTTCTATATACTTAAGCTTCCATTCTAATGCCCTTGAACCTGTAAATCCCATAACCAGTAAACTAAAACCATCTCTAGTTAATAAATACTCTGTATATTCATTCCCTCTATGTTCAAATTTGCTTTCTATCATCATTTTTTTAACCTCCGAATTTTCGGCAGTTAAATTTCTAATAGTATCACAAATATGACTATGTCTTTTTCCAAAATCTTCGGCAATTTGTCTACTTGTTACTACTAATTCTCCATCTTTTTTTATTACTACAATATCTTTATGTATATGTTTAATATTTTCCACTTTATTTTCCTCCATTATATTTTTTTCTACAGCATTTTTCGCATATCTGACAATTTTAAAAGGCTTTTCAGCCTTACTTATCCTATTCTTAAATATTATTTATTAGAACAATCTTTATCATTTTTCTGCCTCAACTCATACTTATCCCCTACCTTTATAAAATCTTTTTGTGTCCATCCCCTTTGTTTAAAAACTTCCGTTGCCCAGTTTTCCCCAAAAGTAATTTCTAAAGCATTAACTAAACCCTCATAGTATCTTTGCGAAATTTCTTTTATCTTTTCTGGATCTTCAACTGGATTTAAACAAATTGCCTTAAACTTACTTCCTGGCATTGTAAATACTTCTGTTCCTATCCCCATATTTTTACCTCTATAATTTTTATTTATATATACTATTCACTTTTTAAATTTGATGTACCTAAGTATTCTCCAATATTATTAATTCCTCTTATACATATAAGTAGGTATTAAATCATTAGGAGTAATTTCTAATGCCATACAAAGTTTACATACAACTTCAATTGATGGATTTGTATACTTTCCATTTTCCATTTCAGTTATATATCCTCTAGCTACTCCACTCTTTAAGCTCAACTCTTTCCCATTCCATCCTTTGTTAAGTCTGCATTGTTTTAAAATTGAACCTATGGTTTCCATACTAGATACCTCTCTTAACTTACATTAACTATTAATTCACTTTTGAAAAATGTCTCTTCTGAGACTTCTAAAAGAAATGATAATCTACGAAGTTCACCTATAGTAAATAAATCTGGATTTGATTCCTTTTTACAATAAGTCCTAGATGTCATCCCTATTGCATTAGCAACATCTTCTTGAGTATATCCTCTTAAAATTCTTAAACCTTTGATTATGCTTGCCAACTTTATTCCCTCCTCTCTAATTAAATTTAAAAACTCTTGAGAATATCATCATCACATTTAGTGAAGTTTATATTTCAAAAGATATTCTTATCACATACCGTGATTTTATATTATCACTCACATTTTGTGAAGTCAAGCACTTTTTGTGATTTTTCGAAAAAGAATTCACTTTTTGTGATATTATTTAATTAAGAGGTGAAAGGTAATGATTGATACAAGAATAAAAGCATTAAGAGAAAAAGAAAATATAAGTCAAAAGGAATTAGCTAAAAACTTAGGTGTTTCATCTAGTACAATAGCTATGTATGAAACCGGAAAAAGAAATCCAGATAGTGATATGTTAAAAAGAATAGGTGATTACTTTAATGTATCAGTTGATTATTTACTTGGTAGAACAGATTCTCCAACACTTCAGATTATTGAATATACTGATAAGGAGCTTGGACACATTGAAATTGGAATGGAAGACTATCCTTATCACCTAACACCTAAAGAAGTTGAAGAAATGATTGAAACATTAAAAAAGTATCACTTTAACGTTGACGCTTTAATAGACGATATGCGAAATAAAAATACTGAAAAATAAGAACTAAATGTTAATAAACCATTTGGTTCTTTTTTTATTTTCTACTTCATTAAAAATATTGTCGTTTTTTGTAAAACGATTCTGTATTCAGACATTCCAAAGTAATATGTAAACTTGTATAATTTTAACTAAGAAATTTCTTTTTACTTGAAATATATTTCATAATATTATACAATATACAACAAATAAGAACATTTGTTCATCAATAAAATAAGGGGGATATTATGAGAAAGTTAAATTACTTAGATAATATCAGTTATATAAAAATAAATAATAAAAACATATATATAAAATCGAATAAAAATATACATATATATGCGAATCAATAGTTGAAATTTTAATAAAAAAAGAAACATTGCAATAAAAATTAGTTAGAATGAAAGTATG